GTCGTAAACCGCCTCGACAGAACGTCCAGCGACGGAGGCCTAGGGGCCGTGGAGCTTTTCAGCCACCTTACCCTGAGCCTTACCCTATTAGTGAGGGAGTATCCAACTTTAAGCCGACTTCTGCGGGCAGTGCCTACGCTACAGGTCAGGCCACGACTGCTCCGATTATTCGAGCTACTCGTGAATCTTCTCGTATTATACATCGAGAACTAGTTGGATCCATAGTCGGAAGTACCTTATTTGCAACGCCCTTTGCGTTTGCGCTTAATCCGGGCTTGTCGGCCAGTTTCCCCTGGCTGTCAACACAAGCTCAGGCTTGGGAACTCTACAGATTTAATAAACTGGAGTATAAGTACTTTACTCGTACAGCGTCAACGACGCCGGGTTCGGTATTGTTAATACCCGACTATGATGCTGCTGATGCAGCACCCAATACGGAGGTCATCGCATCTTCGTATGAGGACGTAACCGAGGACGCACCCTGGAAGGATCAGTGTTGTACACTGAGACCATCATCGATGCATCCGATAGGGCCCAAGAAGTTCGTTCGAACTGCGGGCCTGGCCGCAAACCTTGACGTCAAGACCTATGACGCGGGGACTTTGTTTGTCGGCACTATCGACGGTACGGCTGTGAATTGGGGCAAGCTTTGGGTTGAGTATGATATTACTTTATATACTCCTCAGCTTCAGCCTCAGGGAACGTTGCAGAATGCGCAGCATTATGCTGCCGCTGCTAATCTCGTTCCAACGTCAGCTAATATGTTAGGCTCTGCTGCCGGTGTGATTTCACCCAGCAGTACTAGTAACATTGTTGTCGTAGCTGGAGAGGTTATAACCTTCCAGCAGGCGGGTTTGTTCCTTGTGAACTATAATGTTCTAACCGCCACCACAGCTACTCAAACTGTAGCACCAGCCGTCGGAGCGGGCAATGTTGCCGTGACGACCTTTGGGTGCTTCGCTCTAGGCTTCAATGAAGCGGGATCAGCCACTGCGCAAATGATGCAGTCTGCTGTTGTCCGAGCGGTAATAGGGGGTACCATAACTTTCAACAATACTATTGTTGGTGGTACCAACGCTGAGTTACTTATAACACAGCTCCCTCCAACCCTTGTCTAATTTCTGACCAGGTTGGAGTCCTCCCTTTGGGGGAGCGACACGTTATGTCTCGCGTTCTTGTGCGAGGCACCGACTTACGGTAATCCGG